AAAGAAGACCTTGCTAAGTTGTACTCTAATACTCTTATGGTAAAAGAAGAGGAAGAAGAGGAAGACGAAGATGATGATGAAGAGGAAATGGAAGCTTATCATAATAAAAAGATGAAGAAAGAATCCATTGACCAAGCCATCGAATCATTAGATGTTTCTGACGATGTAAACGCATTGGTTGAGGGGGAAGAAATTTCCGAAGAATTCAAGTCGAAAGCTGCTACAATCTTTGAGAGTGCAGTAAAGACTAAAGTTCGTGCAGAACTTGAAAAAATGCAAGAAGAAAACGACAAAATTATCACTGACATGGCCGAGCAGACAATGACTGATTTGGTCGAAAAAGTAGATGACTACTTGAATTATGTCGTTGAGCAATGGATGTCTGAAAACGAACTTGCCATTGAGCGTGGTCTCAAAGGTGAGATTGCAGAAGACTTTATTAGTGGACTGAAGAATCTTTTTGAAGACCACTATATTGATGTTCCAGATGAGAAGTATGACATTCTGGAGGCCAACTTGACGAAAATCGAAGAGTTGGAAGAGAAACTTAACAAACAGATTGAAGAGAATGTTCAGTTGAGAAAAGCAAAAGGTGAACTCGTAAAAGAGTCATTGGTTGCTGATATTGCTAATGGGATGACTGATACTGAAACTGAGAAGTTCCAAAGTCTGGTTGAAGATGTAGAATTTTCTGATGAGGAATCCTATACGGAAAAACTCAAAACAATCAGAGAAAGTTATTTTGGTTCCAAAGAGGTTCTTACCGAAGAGGGAACTGAAGAAACTACTACAGAACAAACAGTTGAAGTTCCTGAATCAATGGACAAGTATTTAAAAGCCATTGGTCGTGACGTTCAACGTGCTAAACAATAATCACTTTAAATAGGAGTACTATATGTACAATGCAGAACAACTCCAAGAAAAGTGGCAACCAGTTTTGAATCATCCCGATCTCCCAGAGATCACAGATTCTTATAAACGAGCTGTTACCTCTGTTATCTTGGAAAACCAAGAGCGTGAACTCAAAGAACAACGCTCAATGTTGGCAGAAGCTGACATGGCCGCAAGTGCTGCCGCTAACTTTGACCCAGTATTGATTTCACTGGTTCGCCGTGCAATGCCTAATCTGATGGCTTATGATGTTTGTGGTGTTCAACCAATGAGTGGACCTACAGGACTCATCTTTGCCATGAAGGCACGTTATGGTGGTGGAGACACAGGATTCACCGAAGCTCTCTTTGATGGTGCTGATACTGGTGCATCTGGTAGAGGTGGAGTTGGTACAGGAGATGGAGCTCAGGTTGGAACAAACCCAGGCGTTCTGAACGATTCTGGTGCAACTGCTCCAAGTCCAGTTTCAGGTACAACTACTGAGGGTGACTATAACGTAAGAGCTGGTATGACCTTAGCTCAAGCTGAAGCAATTAGTGGTCCTTCAACTGGTTCTAGTGATCCTAACCCAGATACAGGTTCATTCCCAGGCACAAACTCTAGTGCTAAAGATGGAGAATTTCAGGACATGGGTTTCACCATTGAGAAACATTCAGTTACCGCAAGGACACGTGCCCTGCGTGCTGGATACACAATGGAACTTGCACAAGACCTGAAAGCAATTCATGGTCTGGATGCAGAATCCGAATTGTCCAATATCCTTTCGACTGAGATTCTTGCTGAAATCAATCGTGAGGTTGTTCGTTCCATTTACACAGTTGCTAAGCCTGGTGCTCAGGGAGTAACTGCTGGTGGAATTTTTGACCTTGACACAGATTCAAATGGTCGATGGTCAGTAGAGAAGTTCAAAGGACTTCTTTTCCAAGTCGAGCGTGATTGTAACGCTATCGGAATCGAAACACGAAGAGGAAAAGGTAATATCCTCATGTGTTCCGCTGACGTTGCCTCAGCTTTGGCAATGGCCGGTGTTCTGGACTATGCTCCAAATATGTCAACAAATCTTAATGTTGATACATCTGGAAACACTTTTGCCGGAACAATCAATGGACGAATTAAGGTCTATGTTGACCCATACGAGTCCCTTGCAAACGGATCTGGAAACTGGTATGTTGCTGGTTATCGTGGTTCGTCTGCTTATGACGCCGGATTATTCTACTGCCCATACGTTCCATTGCAAATGGTTCGTGCGATTGGAGAGAATGACTTCCAGCCAAAAATTGCGTTTAAGACACGTTATGGAATGGCTGAGAATCCATTTGCTCGTGCATCGGCAGCTGATGTTTCAGTTAATACTCTTGCTCCTTCTGCGAATGTTTACTACCGCAGAGTACGAGTAAACAACATCATGTAATCACCCTTGAGAGGGGATTTATTCCCCTCTCATCCCACCTAAATACTTGTAAAGGTAAACTATGGCCGATACAAGTCAACCCACTGTTTTAGATTACGCTTCACCTACTACTTGGAGAATTCGTTTCAATCGAGTTACCAAGGTTGAATGGTTTTGTACAAATGTGACATTACCAGGCATTAATCTTGGAGAAGCTCTGTATCCTACTCCACTTTCTGATACCTATGTTGCAGGAGACAAATTAACATTTGAGACTCTGAACATAACTTTTTTGGTGGATGAAGAACTACAGAACTATAGAGAATTATGGGATTGGATTGTTGGAGTTGGGTTTCCAAAACAACATTCACAGTTTTCTTCTGCACTCACAGGTGGTTCAAACCCTGGCGGAAGTTTAACTGCATCGAATAGACAACATAATCCTATAACGACTCCAAGTGACAGACCAATATATGATGAAGCTACATTGATTGTTTACAATTCAAAAAACATACCAAAAGTTGAGGTATCGTTCAAAGACATTTTTCCAACAAGTCTTTCAGGACTTGCATATGCTCAAGATGCTACAGATGTGGAATATTTTAGAGCTGATGCTACTTTTAGATTCATGTACTATGAGTTTAAAAATGCAACATAAATAATTTTGAGCAGTCCAGAGTATTATTTTTAATAGTCCACTCAACTTATGTGCGACAACATACTTCAGAGTGACGGACTGCTCCCTTGATGAATAAATTATGATATCGTTATCTGAACTACAACAAAGAGTAAAAAGAGATCTGAAAATCAACGATCTCCAATTAGATGTGGAGTCTCTAAGAATCCCATCATTACATTCCCAATACTTACAACTCCTTACAGAACATTCTCTTGCATATAAGAAAGCTCGAAATGAACTGTCAATCATCCGTAGAAACAAATGGATATATTACTCTGGAAAGGCATCAGAGGATGTATATAAAGAGAAGGGTGATTTTCCTATAAAACTGAAAACCAAAGATGAAGAGAAAACCTTTATCGAAGCTGACGATGAATTTATTGAAAAGAAAAAAGAGGTTGATTATCATGAGTCAATAGTTGAATATCTTCAAGAAATTGTGAAACAAATTGGTAATAGAGGTTTTCAAATAAAAAATGCAATTGAATGGAGAAAATTTGAATCTGGAATGTAATGTTAGGATACGATTATCTATCAATTCCATTAGATAATAATTTACTGTATTATTGGGCAAAAAAGTCTTACAAAGAGTTTAAATTAGGAAAATCTTCTGGGAAACTCGTAGATACTAGAAATAGTAAAGTATCTTTTTTGACTCCAAATGCAGAAATAAAAAAAGAGTTATTCAGGTTAGCTGATAATGCAAATAAACTTGGTGGATGGGAATTAAATATCACAGATGTAGAAAATCTCCAATATACTGTTTATGAAAAAGGAGATTTCTACAATTGGCATACAGATGTAGGTAAAAAAAAGAATCATCTTGGAATAAGGAAGTTATCATTTACAATGTTATTAAATGATAATTATGAAGGTGGTATGTTGCAGATGGAACATGGAGCTCCAAATAGTGATGATAGAATATATAATATTTCTCCAAAATTAGGAAATATTGTTTGGTTTCCATCTTGGAAATGGCACAGAGTAACTTTGGTCACAAGTGGAATACGTGAATCTTTAGTATGTTGGTTTGTCGGAGAACATGGTTGATATAATCATTCATAAGAAGAACGATGTGTTTCTTCAAGTGGAATGTGAAAGAAGTATTGCAAGAGAACTGAATGACTTTTTCAGTTTTTGGGTTCCAGAGGCCAAATATATGCCTGCATACAAAAGTCGTATGTGGGATGGGAAGATTAGACTCTTTGATTCCAGAGTCAATCAGATTTATGTGGGACTCTCAGATTATCTTAGAGAGTTTGCAGATAAGAGAAATTATTCTATTGAAGGAGGAGATTGGTCAACTATAGCTACACACAGGGAAGATGTTGAGTCATTTGTCTCTAGTTTACAAATACCCATACAACCTAGAGACTATCAGATTGATGCCGTACATCATGCAATACGAAATGGGCGTAGCGTCCTTGTTAGTCCTACTGCATCAGGCAAGTCATTAATTATCTACATTCTCATTCGTTATTTTGAGAAAATATTCTACGACCCCAAATACACAAGTATTCTACTTCTAGTTCCCACCACATCTTTAGTCGAACAGATGTACTCAGATTTCAAAAGTTATGGATGGAATTCTGACTACTACTGTCATAGAATATATGGTGGTAGAGAAAAGGATACCACAAAGTTAGTTACCATATCTACTTGGCAGTCTTTATATCAAATGCCTAAGAACTTCTTTAATAAATTTGGTGTAATCATGGGTGATGAAGCTCATACTTTCAAAGCAGATTCACTCAAAAAGATTATGCACAAAACTACGGAGTGTAAATATAAATATGGATTCACTGGTACATTAGATGGGCATCAGTGTCATAGATTAGTGCTTGAAGGTCTATTTGGACCAGTAAAGCAGGTTACTACAACTAAACAACTCATTGATAATAAACAACTTTCTGACATAAAAGTGCATGGAATTGTCTTGACTTATTCAAAAGAAGAGTGTATAATACGTAAATATCATGATGAAATTAGTTATTTAACAGAACATACGAAGAGAAATAATTTGATAAGTAATCTAGCTATAGACCAAAAAGGGAATACCTTGGTACTTTTTTCGTTGATAAAACATGGAGAAGAGTTGTTCAAAAAAATAAAGGAGAAGAGAAATGGAGTTCATCTTGTCTACGGAGCAACAGATACAGAAACGAGAGAAAACATCAGAGCTCTTGCAGAAGAAAACACAGGACTCATCATCGTGGCAAGTTTCGGTGTATTCAGTACTGGCATCAACATTAGGAACTTGCATAACATTATTTTTGCTAGTCCTTATAAATCTCGTATTAGAAATCTTCAATCAATAGGTAGGGGGTTGCGTTTACATGATAGTAAAGTCGCTGCTAAGTTATACGACATTGCAGATGATTTTGAGGGTAGGAATCACACGTTCCGTCATTTCAAGGAACGAATTAAGTTGTATAATGAAGAAGGATTTGATTACAAGTTACATAAGGTACTAATATAACTTGAAACCAGACATACTTATTATACAGCATTTTTCTCAACAGTCAAGTCAAAAATATTGTCTTGACATTTTCAATTATAGAGGATATAATGAGCAAGAAACAACATTATGTAGATAACAAAGAATTCCTTGCAGCCATGATTGAGTGGAAGGAATCTATACGTGAGGCGGAGTCAGAGGGGGATGAGATTCCCCCGATAACAGAATACATCGGTGAATGTTTTTATAAGATAGCTACGCATCTATCTTATAGACCTAATTTTATTAACTATACTTATCGTGAGGAGATGATTGGTGATGGTATTGAAAATTGCATTCAGTATGCTAAAAACTTTGACCCTGAAAAATCGAAGAATCCATTTGCGTATTTTACTCAAATCATTTATTATGCGTTTTTGAGAAGAATCTCGAAAGAGAAAAAACAACAGTCGATTAAGCAAAAAATGATAGATAACGATACTCTCAAAACCCATGAGACTATGGATTTTGATGATGAAGTGTACGACAATACGTACATAGATTTTCTTAAAGATAACTTACCACAAGAAGAGTTTCCTAAAAAGAAAAAGAAAA